TGGTCTTGAGTTCGAAGTAGTGGTGCATGGGGTAGCGGTAGACGTCAAAGTCACAGATGTTATCGATGGAAAAGCTCAGGCTCTCATTTCCGCCGTAATAAGCGGCTGCACTGTCCTTGAGCCGGTAGCACCATGCATCCTTCGGCATGGAGTTTTTCCAGTCGGCTTCAAATTGCTTTCCAGTGTTCAATCGAGTCTCCTTTCTGCGGAGGTTCTCCAGTGCCCGGCCGACCGTCGGGTCGGGGTAGTATTCAGGATTCCGATACATCGAGTCCCTCCTTTTTTGTCAATCGTCTGCGCCGGGCGGCATCCTTCAGGAAATCATTCCCGCTCGGCTCTGTGCGGTCAACTCGGAGATTCCGTCCGCTGCCGATGGGGTGAAGCCTGCGGTACTCCTCCACAGACTTGCATCCCTGCGCCTCAGCCTCTGCCAGTGCTTTACGGACATACACCCAGCTGTAGGCACCGAGGTCGGCACACCTGCTGATGATGGCCAGCACCAGCTCTTCTCCCAGCCGGTCAGCATATCCGGTCAGTTGGGCTTTCCCTTGGGTGCTCAGCTTGCAGATACGCTGCTCGAACTCCATGACTACGGGGGATGTCGTCTTCGTCGGAGTCGGCTCGGGCGTCGCGCACGCAGACGACGACTGTCTTGTTTTCTTTGTTATCTTTGTTAAGTCTTGGTTAGGAGTTGGTTGATTGCTGGTTGATTGCTTGGTTGAGCCAATAATTTCAGTGTAATTATTTATCGCGATAACGCTGTATCTTGGCCCTGTTTTGCTGGTTATACAGTTGGTTGACTGCAAATGCATAAGTGCCGTCCGAACGGATTGTTCAGACATTCTGAGCTGTTTTGCCAGCTTTGCGCGGCTCGTGACCAGCTCACCGGGGTGGATGGTGATGCCCTGCCACTGCTTTTCCTGCCAGTTTGAGGTGAGCAGCAGGT